GGATTTGTCTGGGCTTTTATATGGGTATTGGAGAACACACCCGTTGAATGATTATAGCCTTCTTATTAGTGGTAATAGTCAGCGGAGAAACTGTTTCTGATGACAGAATGTTGTTTCAAAGCATTTATAGATGCAATGAGTTTGCTATTGCTATTGAAGAAGGGCGAGGTAGTTCAGAGAACATAAAGAGATATAGAATGCAAAAGAATGTAAGTGCATACTGTATCCCTAGAATGGTGCCAAAAGGAACGGAGTTATTTGAATGAAAATAGTACTTTTTATACTGTCACTGCTTGTATCTAGCTGCTCCTCGATACCTACCTGTGGTACAAAGAGTATAAAGATACAGCTACCTTCCGCAGTCCCTTTTATGGGTAACGCACCGTTTGAAATATCCAGAAGCAACGATCACGTTGACTGTGAGTTAGATCCTGACGAAAGGAACCCAAATGATTAGTCATCAAGACCTCAGCCATTATTGCGCTGAAAGCTATCAGGGATCGGACTTTGAAGAAGCTAACATCGAAGTCATTGTCAGGGAGAACGCTTTCGCTTTTCGCGGAACGGATGAACCTAAAGACGCGCTCCGTGATTTGAGAATCCTGCCTTTATGGACCCGCGAATTGGGCTGGTGTCCGGCAGGATTTCTTAAAGCAAGTCGTAGACTAGTTAACAAGGTCACCAGTATTTGTTTAGAGCGAGATATAGATCATAAAAAGATTGAGTTAACGGGTCATAGCTTGGGCGGAGCAGTTGCCCTGATCGTTGGTGCTCTGATGACTAGGGATGAGATACCACCGTTGCAGATTGTTACCTTTGGTGCACCCAGATGTGGACGGCTCAAAATATTAGACCAAGTGCCAGTAACGATGTACCGACACGGCAAGGATATTGTGCCGATGGTTCCGCCTTTGATGCGAAGACATACAAAGCTGTTAGAATTCGGTAAGCCCGGAAAGAGCTATATTAAAGATCACTACATGCTTAACTACGTCAAAATGAACAAGTCTCCAGATTATTACTAATGAACCCTAAAAGACTAGAGCCAGAAAGCAGCTACGCTAGATATGACACTGATGGTGACGGTGTGGTTAGTGATGACGAGTTAGAAATAAGCGCAAGGCTTCAGGAGCTTGAGATGCTCCATGAAAAGTCAGACGCACAACGGAATATGGTTTGGTTCGCCTTATTTGGAATGCTCTTGTACCCATCTGGCGTAGCTATCTGCTCTTTTATAGGAATGGACGATGCTGCCGTTTTGCTGAGTGATATGGCAAATATGTACTTTCTGGCGACTGGAGGCGTTGTCAGCGTGTTCTTTGGGAGTCAGGTTTTTGCAGGTAAAAATAAATGATGGACTTGGCAGTAGGGATGCTACTAGGTTTTTGTATTGGTTACATAGTTGCGAGGTATAGATGAGCGTTGATGTAACACAAGTGTATGAAGAGATAGCCGCTGATGAGGGAAAAATCCTGCACTGCTACATGTGTAGTGAGAACCACAAAACGGTAGGTATTGGTCACAAAGTGTTACCAAACGACCCAGAAGCTAATCTGCCTGTACACGGAGCCTACGATGATGTACCTGAAGAAGAAGGCATTACTGAGGATCGGTGTTATGAGTTGTTTCAACATGATGTACAATTAGCGATTGCTGGTTGTAAAGGTATATATAGTAACTGGGAAGAAATACCACAGGAAATGCGTCACATTTTAGTGAACATGTGTTTCCAACTAGGCCAGACTGGGCTTAGTCGATTTAAAAATATGAATGCGGGTGTCGCTCAAGAAGCATGGGGTATTGTCTCTTTAGAAATGATGGACTCTCGATGGGCGCAACAGACACCGGAAAGAGCAGGGCGTTTACGAGATCGTGTTTTAGCTGTTATGGATAGTAGGTAGTATGACTCTACGAAAACTAACATTAAATCCCGGCGTTAATCGAGAGAAAACTAGTTATAGCAACGAAAACTCTTGGTATGAATGTGACAAGGTTCGGTTTAGGCAGGGATTTGCGGAACGTATAGGTGGTTGGACACGTATATCTAACGATACGTTCTTAGGTATATGTAGGTCGTTACTTAATTGGGTGACACTAACCGGAGCTAAATACCTAGGAGTAGGTACTCACCTCAAGTTCTACATTAGTCAAGGTGGAGCATATTACGATGTTACACCTATTAGAGCGACTACTTCCGCAGGGGATGTAACTTTTGCTGCAACTAATGGCTCTTCGACTATAACAGTTACTGACACTTCCCATAGCGCATTAGTTAATGATTTCGTTACCTTTTCCGGTGCAGCTAGTCTTGGTGGGAACATCACAGCAGCAGTTTTAAACCAAAACTATCAAATAGCTTCTATTGTTAATAGTAATAGCTATACAGTAGCGGCAAAAGACACATCTGGGAGTGCTGTTGCTGCAAATAGTAGTGACTCAGGTAATGGTGGTGGGTCAACAGTAGGTGCTTACGAAATCTCTGTAGGGTACAACATAGCAGTGCCTATTATAGGTTGGAGTGGTGGTTCTTTTGGCACTGGTACATGGGGTAATGGTACATCTTCTGACGCTGCTTTACGGTTATGGAGTCAAGCAACTTTTGGAGAAGACTTAGTATTTGTTCCAAGAGGAGGAGCACTTTACTACTGGGATTCTTCTTCTGGTACGGGCGTAAGAGCTGTGCTGGCTTCTAGTTTAAGTGGCGCATCTGACGTACCTACAGTTGCTAATCTGGTTATAACGTCTGATGTAAGTCGGTTTGTATTCTGTCTAGGTGCTAATCCTTTAGGGTCTGCCACACAAGATCCTTTACTTATTCGTTGGTCTGACCAAGAAAGTGTGACTAACTGGACTCCCGCTGCAACTAACCAAGCTGGTAGCCTACGATTATCTCGTGGTAGTTCTATTGTAGCTGTTAGTCAATCACGGCAGGAAATACTAGTTTGGACAGATTCCGCACTTTATGCCCTCCAGTACGTTGGAGCACCAATAGTTTGGAGTTCTCAAATTGTTGGAGAGAATATATCTATTGTATCTCAAAATGCTGTTGCGTATGCCGATGGTGTGTCGTATTGGATGGGTAATGATAAGTTCTATATGTATGACGGTAGAACTAGACAGCTACGTTGTGATCTTCGGCGGCATGTTTTTAGTGATATAGCTACTACACAATTAGATCAATGTTTTGCAGGTACAATAGAAGCGTTCCATGAAATATGGTGGTTCTACTGTTCGACTGACAGTACTACGATTGATAAGTATGTAGTCTACAATTACCAACAAGATATTTGGTATTACGGCACGTTAGATAGAACCGCGTGGTTAGATTCTGGATTACAGAATTTTCCTTTAGCTGCTACTTATAGTAACAACATAGTAGAACATGAAAATGGTGTAGACAATAACGAGACAACTACACCCGCAGCTATATCAGCTAACATATCATCTGCTCAATTCGATATAGATGACGGAGACAGATTTTCTTTTGTGCAACGTGTTGTGCCTGATATTACTTTCGATGGTTCTACTGTAAGTAGTCCTAGTGCAACTTTAAGTCTTATACCGTATGACAGTTCGGGTTCAGGTATAAGTGACCCTACTTCAGAAGGAGGATCTAACAACGCTTCCATAACTAGAACCGCAACTTCTCCTGTAGAAAAATACACTGACAGACTTGATATCCGTATTAGAGCAAGGCAAATATCTTTAAAAATAGAATCTTCTAATTCAGGTGTGTTATGGCAACTAGGTTCTCCTAGAATAGATATACGTGCAGATGGGAGGAGATAGTGCCTGAAACTACTAATTTTGATATAACGTTCGCTGCTCCAGCCTTACCGTTACCCCCTATAGAGTATGAGCAAAGACATTTCGATACACTGAACAATGTGCTTCGTTTGTATTTTAATCAATTAGATCAAGCTTTACGCAATACAGATATAGCGAATCAAGCTGAAGCTACAAGTTGGTTTATAGGCTAATGGCTAATACTTACGTCAACGCAAAGGTCGATTTGACCACTACTAATATAACGACACTATACACCTGTGCGGCATCTACTACGGGTATAGTTAAGTCTATCTTAGTGTCTGAAGACTCAGGTAATGCTGACACAATAACTCTTACTATAACTAGTGGGTCTAGTGTGTTTAGTTTGTTTAAGACCAAAAGTGTATCTGCTAATGCTACTGAAGAACTACTTACTGCACCTTTAGTTGTGCAGGGTGAAGAGATACTAAAGGTAACCGCAGCCACAGCCAACCGACTGCATGTAGTAGCTAGTATATTGGAGGTTACGTAATGGATATAGATTCTTCACCTAGTGTAGATGTTAGCGGTATAT